CAAATTATATGTGGGTGATACTTTTTAGCCCATTCATTTATATCGCTAGACATTTTAATCTCATCTATTGCAATATCACTGTGCCACAGCTGTGCAAGTCCTACGGCTATCTTTCCGTCTTTCATTTGACCCATAATTAAAGCACCTGATCTTCTTGTAGGTGCAATATCAAAGGCCATTATAGTCATAGGCCCGACAGGGATCTCTAGTGTGCTGTCACTGCATGCTTCTATACTGCCATAGACCCAAGGACTGACAGCGCTATCTACCCACTGGCATAACATCTCAGTACGTGTAGCTTCTATGCTGTTTGTGTTAACAGATTCTTCTAATGTGTCTTCTGTTATTAGATGCCCTAGTGCTGGATTAGCCATAGCCCATGCTTTGCGATCATGGACTTTACAATGCTGTGGTGCGCTGTATTCGTAATAACCTAGATTGTCTGGCGGATAAGATTTGCAACGCTCTACTAAGTCATTAAGCACCGTACTAAATCCATCACCTGCGTTACTTGTCATTAAAGTCATGGCTGCTGGTCTTGCACGAGTGACTGGCAGTGCAGCTGTATACGCCTCTGGTGTCCATTCACGTAACTCATCTATGTATAAGAAGTCTGCAGTCTTACCACGTGGTGCATCTCTGGTCGCTGCTGCTATCTCATACCTTGCACCGTTATTTAATGTAATAGATTCTTGACCGTTAGCAAGTCTTATCTGTCTAATCTGTTTTAATAGAAATTCATTATCTTGTATTGTGTAAGCAACTTGTCTAAACGTATCTAATGCCATATTACGGTTAGAAGACATACCCAGCACGTTCTTAGATCCCCATAGGAAGAGATGCGACAGTATTAACATACGTGCCAGGTGCGTCTTGCCGTTTTGACGGGCAACTAATACTAAAGCTGTTTTCTTACGCCACATACCAGCATCATCTACAGCTAGTAGATCATCTAATACCCAGCGTTGCCAAGGGATAAGTGGTAAACCTATTTTCTCGGCTAGATCTGCAACTTCTTGTGATTTAGATGGGCCAGTCAATAGAGGCGTGTGGATTCTAGGCTCAGTGCTGCCAATTAGCCCGACCCCTCGTGGCGTCTGTTTTAGTTCGGTATCACTTTGCATCGAAGTCAAGCGTATCAGGTTTAATAAATGGTGAGTCTGGCACTGTTCGCACCGTCTCAGGGAGAGAACGTTGTGAAAAGACAGGGGGGGTCGCCTTGTGGCTAAAAAAACGACCACCTTTAGCGCTATTACATGATTTACACATAGACTGCAAGTTATCAGGTGCCCACATGTCACCACCCTTTATGCGTGGAATGATGTGATCTACTGTGTGCGCAGGCCCACCACAAGTAGCACACTGCCATCCATCTCGGTCAAGTATGGTAATGCGTAGCTTCTTCCACTTACCTGTGCTTATTGCTTTACGACTCAATACCAGCCCTTAATCTTATGATGTGCTAATGCATTACAAGGATTAGAATAACGTGCGGCTATGTACTTTAATTGCCATTCTATTTGTTTATATCCGTCAACTGTAGATAACCATTTAGATTTACCTTGTGGTATACCGTAATGACTACCATTCTTAGCTTTAGGATTCCATCTGGATTCTTTGTAGTTTAACTCATCTAAACAGTAAAACTGATCTAGATCATTAAGCTGTATAAATGCCCATTGACGGTAATGATTTGTAGTTTCTTGTGCAACGGAATAATCTTTTAAAAAGCAACTGATAAATGCAATTAGCATAAAGGTCGCCCAAACTCTGCGCCTTCCGAGTCTAGCCGTTGGCGACTCAGCTTTTCGATTTAAGATCGAACGCTTCTTTAGGGTAGCATGCCCTGTCAAATCAATTAACATAACCGCAGGTCAGACGGCAAGTCATGATGCGTAAATCATCCGTCTCTAACCAAGTTTCTGCATAGCCAGCATCCATTATCTAACCTTATGCAAATTAGATTGCCTCAAAGCTGAAACATTTAAAGCACCAAAAGCAAACAGCACAGGATTAAAAGTAATTGGCTTTGTTTTGCCATTTGGCAAGTCAAACTGTAGGTTATGTGCAACAGGCATAATTGCATCGGCTTCATTCCATAAGTTGAACCACCATTTACCTCTTGTCATTGGCAATAAAGCTATGCCACACCTATGGTAAATAAACTTCTCAACCCAAGGTGTAGGCTTTGAATAAGGTGGGTTGCACCAAACATTTCCATACCAAGGTTGTACAAGCCCATCATCTAAACTGGTATATTTATTTTGTGCAGGCACATTCGTTTGTAAATCAACGGGAGCACTTACATCTAAATCAAACACCATGCCTAATGCATCAAATAACCATTTAGGAGTAAAGTGCTCATCACCAGCTGATACATCGCTACCTTTAGCCATTACTTAGCCCCTATCAATGCACAAGTGTGGCAACCAGTACCTATAAATTGCCAACCACCACACTGCTTGCATCTATCTAAGTTACTGTCTGGAATGTGTAAAGCCTCAGCTATATTCTTAACGCCAACACAGCCACAGTCCATACACTGATAAGCCTTAAATCCTTCAGGCGTATCTAATTGCTCCAGCCATAAGAACTCGGTCTTACGATCACAGCCATTACACTTAAATTTTGTGTACATGTGATAAAATCCCCTTCCTTATTGTCTACAATGACACTGAGTACATACCAAATACTGTCCATCATGTAATAACCTGTCATCATTACACGATACACATCTATCGGTACTTAGGTTTAGGCTTTCTTTATCGTTTTCCATGCGTAATGTAAAGCCTGAACCGTTTCTAACTTCAATAAATCCCATTACTCCTCCTTTCCTTGTGGAAAGAACCAATTACCTGAGGCATCTTGCTTGGCCCACACGGCATGCTCTTTAATGCGATCTAAACATAGATAACCGTAGTAAGGCTTGCCATTAGTTTTGCTAACACCTGTTACTAAGTTATTACCTTTAGCGCAGCATGCTGGCGGTGCTTTCGGTGGTGTTACACTTGCAGCTTTAACCCAGTCTTCATTACTAATTGGCAAAGGATCTGTGCGATCTACAGACCACGTTTCTGACTGAACTACTTTAGTCATTTCTTCTCTGCTAGCACGCTTGCCCTTAGCTGCATAACCCGCGTTTGCAAGCGCACGGCCGATCGCTGAAGTCTCACAGTTTTCCAGTGCAGAAGTTGAATTAACACCGCGATCAGAAATGCTCTCACTAGCAAGTCCAGTCGCACACGGTTTCGCATCGGCTTCCGTTTTAAATAATTCAGCACTAACAATGTATCTAGTGTCTGAGGCCTGTTCAAGTTTTGTTGCCACTCTTCCATCTGGATAATCCTTCCACCATTTTTCTAGTCGGCTCTCGACTGTTTCATAATCTGCTAAGTTAAATGCCATTAGTCTTTCCAATCGTCTGAGTTGTCAATCTCTGCATCGTAGACCGTCTTGTAAAGTGCGGTGTATGCAGCGATGTCGATAAGACTGTCGAGGTGACCAGGTGACTCTTGTAACCTACTGATCTTTTGTAGGATATTGATAATACATATGTCGTGTGGCATGAGTGGGTAATCAATATACGAACTGACAAGCTTTGAAATCCGCTCCATGTTATGTAATGGATGTCCGTATACTGTGCCGCGCTCGTGTATGAGCTTAGTAGCGGTTGCAAAAAACGCCTCAGTTGTTGTTGGCATCGATTTTGCTATCGGTCATTCTTCGGTGCATGTCAAAGCCATCTTTACGGCCTTTCCAATAACCTGACTGGAATGCATTATCTTTAATTGTTGAGTAAACTCCCCAAGCAATAAAATAACCTAACACGCTATAAAGCACTATCCATGGTGCTGTTGTTTCTATCATGTAGCCCTACTTTCCATACCACAATTTGTGGCATAGCAATAGTGTGACATGTGTGTACGACTTTGTGGATTATTTAGGGCGTAGTTTGTATAACGATTAGGTAACGATGTTACCCGTAATACCGCCCTAAAGCTGTAAATGAGCCATCCTTATTGATCGGCACTAACGTGGGTGTTAGCGTCTTTCCTACGGCTTCTAGTATAGCAATACCCATCTGCCAATTAGCGCTTCCATAGCGGATATAAGAGGCTTTTTTTCTATCCATAAGATTACCTACCTCAACCCCATATAAGGGTCTGTAATGGCTTCCTATGGCCTCTGTATAGGCACTCATACCTAGTCTATGGCTATGTCCTGCTATGACCGATTTGCCCCATTTTTTAGCAAGGTTAAGAGCTGTAATGCCTGCATGCTGGCTCATACTGCCTTCATCGCCATGTGCTAATACCCAGCCAGGATGAAACTCGTAAGCTGTGCGATGGTAGTCAATGCCCATAGATGCAAAGTCCATAAACTTAGGATATTGCAGCTCTGGTAAACCTATAAGGCCAGGTGCTTTTAGTAAAGTATTGTAAAGGCGATCAGTATGATTACTGCGGATAACACTAGCCTTCTTGCTGTACTCGGTAAGATCCCATAATATGTCTTGACAAGCTGCACGATCTTCGTTAAGAGTCTGACTGTAAGCCAAAGGTGTGCCATCGGCCCACTTGCTAATTGTCTGAAAGTCGATCTCATCGCCAACACATAAAACCTCGTCAAACTTTTCACGTCTTGCAAGTTTAATGACGTTCTTGACTGCCTGCTCATGATGGTATGGGATTTGTAAATCTGATATTACGAGCCACCTAATCGTCATCTTCTTCCGTAGGATCGATACTAGGTATGATGCCGCCATCACCAATAACCCAGTCTGGCATAGTCGCTCTGTCTGATACAAAATACAAGCTACAGCTCTCGCTAAAACCAGCCTTACGTGCAGCCTTATAGATCTCATTCATAGCAATATAATGCTGATCTAGTTTAGATAATGGCTCAGGTGATTTGCGCACAATGCGCTTATTTATCTTCTTACGCTTACGCCTTGTATCAGCCATACTACTATTGTCGCTTAACTATTAGAGAATAAAGATCATCGACACGCTGTTCTAATCTTGTTAACTGATCCTTCATGCTTGAGCCACCATTAGGACGTAATTCGTTTAGCCAGCCTTTAACTAAAAAACGTAATCCTATTAGCACGCTTGTTAGCACGGCGCAACCGCCAGCTATGAAGCCAGCCCACTGTTCTGGACTCATTTTTCATAAGTACCGATAACATCGGATTTGTCTAAAGCCCTAGCTGCTGGGCCTGCAAGTGCGGCCACTACTACTGATATAACTGGATCAAGTCCTAACTCATTACTGGCTAAGAATGTTAAGAATGATACAAGCACACCCCTAAAGTATGATTTAAGTATTGCTTTCTGCTTATTGCTTATTTTCATATGTTACCCCCTAGTAGTGGTATATCAAACGGCTTGCTATCTTTATCACCTAACTTTGTAAAACTGATATGCATGTGCTTTGTGTGTTTGTTAAAGCCCTTGTATTTACGCCACTTAAAATTAAGTATTTTGCTAGCAATCATGCCGTTATGTATTACGTAAGATATGCGTTTATCGGTTTTCGCACACTTTCTGATCTGGTCAGCCAAATATACTGAGATCCCTTCGGATGTATCCAGGCGAGAATCCACATCAATGGCTCGTACACACCCATCTGCATCTGGATTATGATCTGATTTTGTGGCGGAATGACGAGCATCACCCAGCCACCCATCACTGGTAGAGCGACGATCTGGGTACCAGGTATCAATTTGATCTCTTAACTGTGTACCTGCAGCGCATAGCCAAGGCTTCATTATGAAAGAAGTAAAACGGCTTCCTCAGCTGTAATGCCAAGTTTGCTTAACAATGCAGTTTTAGCAATAGCCTTAGCTTGCTCTGCTTCATAAATTGCTTTTGCTTTTGCCTGATTTTCTTCCCACTCAGTAATTTTTGCCTCATATTCCTCGGCAGTTAATTCAACATCAACACCGTTATGATTTTCTTTTAGAGTTGGATATTGTTTTCTAAAATCAATATCGAAAGTTGGTTCTGTTTGTTTTTTCATTATGATTTAGCCAATCCATAGACTGTTACTTGTCCACTTATTGTTGATGATGATCCTGAGAATCTTAAACCTGTGTAAGTTTGTACGCTATATATAGAGCCAGCGCCAGACATAGCAATATAAGAGTTATCACCCCAAGACTGGCCAGTAAAATTTAAATTGGCTGTTGCACCTGATCTTCTGTAAATATTTAAATCCGCTAAACTGTGCTGTGTTGCTGACGTTGAAGTATCAAAGCACATAAAGAAGGAACTATCGTTACTTCCTTGAACCAGACCAATCGCACCAGTAGCGCCTACTTTAGCAAATCCATAATAATAACCTGACGTTACTGTAGTTGTTGAGTATCTTCCTTGCATATAAATTGAAGGGTTGCCACTTGTGCCAAGAAACTCAGCGCGAACTAAATAATTTTCATAAGTGTCTGAAAATATATCGTCAACATTTACACCAGATACCGCGCTAAAAGTTGTTCTTGATATAAAAGTTGCACCTGAAGTTGGTGTAGCAGGTGTAGCCCATTTTAATCCAGTAGCTTCTGCGCTATCTGCAGTAAGCACTGTGTTGTTAGCACCTACGCCAAGCCTTGCATCACTCGTACTAAAAGTGTAAAGGTCACCTTTAGTAGTTAATGGAGATACTGCACCAGCTTGTATGTAATCATAAAATATTGCTGTGCCTGTAGCTGTAAAATATAATATACCTGCATCATTTTGTGGCAATATTAAACTGCCTGCAGTTGCTACTGTGGCTGTACCAGCTGTAACTGTGCAAGCACCTGCACCTAAGTTTTGTATAAATACTGTATCACCTGCTGCAAATAATCCTGTGTTAACAGTTATTGTTGTTGCGCCTGCTGCGTTCATAGCAACTGTAGTACCTGCATCGGCTGCAACTAATACATAAGATGCAGTCTTAGCAGTTGCAGCACCGCCACCCATCGCTGTCTGTTGCAGTGAAGTCATCTGTGCAGCTGTTAATACCTGCCCAGTCGTAAACGTTTGTTTTGCCATGATACCCCTTAGTAACTTAGGACATTATAGTCTAAAGTGCCATAAATCGTATCATTTAGGATAAATGCGTCTATGACTGGCTCTAATGTCGTGAACGTGGTGCGCCAACTATTCGGTGATATATTCATACGTACACCGAAAATCTGTAATGTTTTTTCTAGGGTAGATCCGCCTGGCTGTGTAGTGATTACCTTTATAGGATCAAAGAAATCTAGGTCGAGGGCTGCAATAATGCCTGTGTGGTAATTGTTCGTGTATAGGTCTAGGACTATGGAATCTACTCGAATGCTAGTCTCAGCTCTACTAGCCACATAAGCCTGGGCATAATCTAGGGCTATGGAATCGGTCTGCATAAGCAGGTTGTCTAAAAAGTAGCTGTGTAAGAAATACTTATCTATGCTGTCTTGATTTGATGCTACCTGCGCTGTGCCACCTGCCCTAGTAATAGTGGCTTTGTTAAATATCAGCACATCGTTAAGAATCCAACTAGCATCGAAGTAATCTATACCTGTGCCGTTATCTGCAAAGATTGTAGGTGTGCCGCCAATAGATCCTGCAGTTACATTTCTATCTTGAAATACAAACGAGCCACTAGCATCTACATATAGTGCGCCATACTCTGAAGTGGCTACTGTAGTTAAGGCTTGCAGTGCTGTGCGGTTAGTGCCTGGATCTGCCTGCATAGTAGTAAGACCTGCATCTACATCACGCATAGTGGCAGGCCAGTCAATTTCATCTAGTATTTCGTTAATACGTGTGCCTGCTAAGTCGCCTGCAGTAGCACCTGTAACTGTGCTGATCTGTGCTACCTGCGCTAATCTAAATGCATCTACAGCTTGTATGGTCGTGATGGCTACATCTTCGCCAGACTCATCTGGGTATGTAGTAACGTAACCCGTAATAAAACCTTGGAATATAGGATATGTTACCGATGAGTAGGTTGCACTAATCTGCACCTTTTTCATGGGTGTTAATAAATTGTAATACGGGCCAGTAACATTCTGCGGATTAAAGTCGCCATTCTGATCTACTATACGTAATGTAAGTGCGCCTGTCTGGAATTGATCCGACAGGGCGGTACGGCCTCGGTTAGTCTCTATGCGGTTAACCTGATTAGACACATCTACAATTACAGCTGTGGCATCACCGAGTAGGTTCGTATCTAGTATGCCTGTATCTAAAATCATTGTCTGGGCAAAGGCTGGCCCTGTACTGAAGTTAATTAAAGCGGTTATTACAGGTAAGGTCATACTAAGAAGCCAGCAGGTACTGTGCTATATCCCGATCTAGTTGCCACCTGTATGCTCTCTGCTATTGCTTGGCTTAGTCTGTCGCCACCAGCATCTACAGTTACTTTAATATCCATCTGATTTTGTGATGATGATCGTTGTACGCTTCCCATGCCAAAGCCACCTAAAAAGTCGTTAATTCGAGAGTTCAATTCTCTTGTGTCTAAGATTGCCGCTTGTACTTGTTGTGGTGTGTATTGAGGTGCTGGCTCTTTTGGTGGTGCTGTTGGTGCTGTTGGTGTATTTAAACTAAACTTAGCAAGCATCGCTGCTATACGTGCATTTAATTCTCTAATAGCAGATATAGCAAAGTCCTCTATAAATGTATCTATTTTATTAGATAAAGATTTCACCTTAAATATGCTAAAGTCCTCTAAGCTCATGCCTGCTAAGCGTGCCTGCTCTGCTAACTTCTTTAACGCCTCTGCAGCTTCTAATTCTGCTAGTAACTTCTTAGCCAAAGCTTCGTTATTGTCTAGGATTGCTAGCTGTGATCGTAGGCGTAACTTTGTTTCTTCATCGGTAGCGTTGTTTAGAGCTGCGTTTATGCCTATGCGCTCTAGATCAAACTTCTTTTTAAGTTCTTCTACGTTCTTATTCTCTATAGCGTTCTTCTTTTGCAGGGTTGCTAATTCGTCTTTTTTGCCTTTTAATAATTTAAGTTGAATTGCAATTTCTGCAGAAGACGGACGGGCTACTGTGTTAAATTGTGAGTTATTTGTTTCTCTAGCATTTTTACCTATTTGTTGAAATCCGCTTAAATATGCACCTATAACTGGTATATTTTTAACATCAAATAAACTGCCAACACCAGGTATGGTTGTTAATTCTTTAATCCTTTTAGCCACTATGCCTAGACCATAAATCACATCACCTGTAGCTGTGGCAAAATCTTCCATGTTCTTCGTTAAGCCTTCAATACTATTATCATCACCTAATGCACTTAAAGAATCTAATAAACTTTTACCGATAATTTCTTGTGCATTAGCTGCTGCTGCGGTTAAGAGATCCATCTTTCCAGCGTAGGTAGTTAATCGGGCTGCTGACTGACCTGCAAACTTTTTATTAAGTTCACCCATGATTAGATTCATGTCGTTAGTTTTTAACAGCGTTTTACTTAAACCAGCACCTAACCTACTTAGACCTGTGGTGTTACCTGCATAGCCACGTGATAGGGCCGAGGTAACTTCGGTTAATGATTTGCCTGTTGCTGCGCTTATATTTAATGCAGTATTTAATGCATCTTGGCTTGTGGTGAGTGAGCCTGTTACTGTTAATAATTGCTGGAATGCTGGTCGTAATTGATCGTCTAATACACCTGTAGTTTTTTGTAAATCGGCAATATACATTTCTACTGCTGGGCCGCTGAATTGGTAGCCAGTATTCTTTAATTGTTGCTCTAATGACTTGGCGGCTTTCTCATCTGCCATAAATGCTTGTACTGCTTTTTTGCTGTAATTAGTTAAAGCTGTAACGCTGAACGCTGCAGCAAAGACTTTGGCAAAACTCTTTATTTGTTTTTCAAAGGTGCTGACTTCTTTTTTACCCTTTTTTAATCCTTTGTTATCAAAGGTGCTGAGAGCAGATACGACTAAGGTAGGCACGGTTATAGTCCTTTAAATCCACGAGCTGATCGCTCTTTGTAAAATCCTAATACCTGCCCTTTTTTCTCTAAAGGTAATTTTTTGTAATAATCAAATACTGCATCGTTAATGGCTTTTTCAATAGCCTTATACGCATCGCCTTGTTCTTCTTTCCAAGCTTTGAAAATAACACGGCCTTTATTTTTGCGACCTCTACGCCCTACTGATCCTGCCATAGTTGCATCTTCTACACCTGGTAGTGCAGCTATAAATTGAATGCCAGCATTAGGGTTTAATGATGCGCCACCTTGCCCAGAAGTCTTGCGACCAGCAGTCTCATAAATAGCACCAGCTGCAGATTCATTAGATACATAATTGTAAACGCTATACCCTTTTTTGTTTTTCTTATTAGGGCCAAGTTTGTATTTAATTTCTGATCGTGCGGTTTGTTGGTCATAGGCAGGAAATGGTCTGCGTTGACCTGGTTGTTGTGGCGCTTGTTTAAGCCAGCCACTTAATACATTTTGATTGCTAGGCAAGTATTGCTTAGCCTTGTTAGCAGTCTGTAACATTGGTGTTTTAAGACTTGCTCTAACGTTTTTATACATATCTTCGTCTATTTCATCAATAGCTTTAAGGAATTCTCTAACGCCGTTTACTACGACTGGCATTTCTAATCTCCTTTGCTCTATCGCTTAACACCTGCATTATTGCTGTGAGCATGTCTGAATCCATATTGATAAACTCACTAGGCGCAATTCCAGTCTCTACACTTAAAGCAGCCACCGTATAGAGAATGGAATCACGCTGTATTATTTTTTTTCTTCGTCTAATACCTCGACAGTTTCTAAGCTGTCAATAAACTCTGCGCCCCATAAAGGTACTTGGGCACCTGATCTACGTAAACATTCCCATGCTAGCCAATAGATATGGCTCTGCATTTCTGACTCACGTAAAGCTTTAGAGATGCCCATGCCCTTACTAATTTCAAAAGCGTACTCGACACCTGGTGTTATCTTATGCTCAGATATTTCACCATTAGCCCTTGTTATCTTTAGCTTTGCCATTATTACTCCTTAGTTAGAATGCCACCGATGGTGACACTGTTACTACTGAGTTTACTGTAAAGGACAGACTGCTAGTCGCAATTTCAGCGACGCCACCTTGACCGATTGGGGTCAGGTTATTTACCAGGATTGAGAATTGGTAAGTTGGGTTAGCAGCTGAGACTACAGTGCCTTTAACTGTGATTACTGACACTGCTAAAGTTGTTCCAAATGCAGCGTTAAGTGTCTGCATAACCTGAGAAGATGCCCAGTCATTGATAAAGTCGATAGAAAATGTGGCAGATTGCAAACCCTGAGCGAAGCGGTGAGAAAGATCGCCCATTGTTGTGACCTCAAGCTCGTCTACAATTTGGTTAATTACTGCGTTAGATACATAAGAACTAATATCTACTGAAGGTACTGTAGGCGCAGCGGCAGTAGCCAATTTAACGCCTACATTGTTATTTAAGTATATGGCCATTGTTATTCCTCTTCTTTTTTAGTTTGTGCGGTTTGTTTTGGTGCTTCTTTGATTTGGCCTATCTTTATTAAGAAGGCTAAGTCTTCTGCTTGTGAACTCATTTTAACTCCAGCTCGTTAGGATTGATACGGTGATTTCTGACGTTAATAAATCTCCACTAGCTGCATTAGTTATAGCTGGAGCGGAGACACTTGATATGTTATAAACCAGGGTAGATGCCGCTAGTTTGTTTACTACTGCTACAAGAAAATCTTCTATGCCTTTTAGGTTACCTTGATTATCGAATGCAGGTGTTGTCACTAAAATTTTAAAGTTAGCCAAAGGCGCAATACTTGTCTGGCTATTATTGCTAGGTACGATGTATGGATCTGATGGGGTGACCACGACACTATTTGCAAGCAAAGTTGCGGGCGGGAATGAGAAAGTTGACCAGACTCCATTATTTGTGAGAGCGGTTGCTAAAGTGCCACGTAAGGTGCTTATTGCAGCCATTAGCCGACCAGTGAATTAGGACTAGAATACGGCTGGATGAGACCACGCACTCTGTTAATCAGCTGATAACCCATCCGATATGGGCTTGCAGTGATCCCATCCATACCTACCCCACCAGTGGCGCTGACCTGACGGCTTTGCCAGATATCGACAGCTACGATCATCGCAGCCTCTCTTATGGCAGGGGTCGCAGTGTAAGCCTGTGCTTTATGCTCTGGTCCGAGGGCTCGGCCGTATGGTTTAATAAAATGAAATGGATCGTCTGCAGAAACTTTTGCGTATTGAATAATGCTGTAGCCGTTAGGGTATGAACTAAATGCGTATGTACTCCAGAATGCTGTGCCGATAGATGCTGGCACTGTAGTGCCTGGGAATGATCCTGTTAATGTATATGTGCCATTGTATGTGCTGCCACAATTACTAATCACTAATTGCTGACCAGTTACAAAAATGCCTGGATTTGCTAATACTAAAGTTGCTACGTTATTGCTAATAGATGATCCGACTACTGGGGCATCGTTATGCCATAAATAACTTTGTATCAAATCTTCTGCCGATTGGCAGCACTCTTCTACGGTTGCATCGGTATATAAAGTGCCTATTCCAAGATTTGTGCGTAATTCTTGCATAGTTACCATTGCAGCGGCCAAGTCATGTCCTCTCTAAAAAGCTCCCTAGGGCTAGGGCTACTAAACCCTAGGGATTATTAAATTAACTAACTTATTAGGTTAGGTTGAAGCGGCGAACGCCACCTTGTACTAACACACCAACAGCCATGTAGCCATATAGTGATGTCTCGATCTCGCCTGATGTTGGGATGTTTGTTGACAGACGTAGAATTGGTGACTCGTAAATTGATACTGCTGAAGGTACAACAATAAATGCTGATTCATCAATTACAGTAGATACTGCGTTTGGATCTACGTATAGATCTAAACCAAGTACGTTACCGCGTAGTGAACGTGGTGATGCTTGTCCTGCTGCGTTCATTGGTTGTGATGCTGTGTAAATTGGGCGATCAGTTGTGTCCTTAGCACCAATTAACAAATTCCACTGACCAGTGCCAGCGATGTAAGCAGTTGCTAACTCACCTGTTGCAAGGTATGCAGCTGGTGCTTGCTCTGCTACGTAGGCAATAAGGCCGTTAGATGTTGCTGCTTGTGGGTTAGCTTGTGCGCCACCTGCTGTTAATGCTGCAATTACTGCTGCATCTGTTGCTTTGTTATAGGCACGTGTCATGTTGTCTAACATGGCTGCAAAAAAGTCTGGTGAGCTGCGCTCTAAAACTTCTAGGCTGTAGCGTTGAAGGCCACTGTATTTTTTGACTGTGAGATTTACATAGCTTGAGACAATACCTGTTTCTGATGGTGCGCCTGCTTCTGCAGTCTCTGCAACTGTACCTGATGTAGTGATCTTAGGTACTGAGATTGTCATACCTGCTGCTGGTAATGCACGTGTACCGATTGCATCTACAGCTGGGCGTGATCCAATTAAAGTATCTACTACTGTAGGTACGAACTGTGTTGGATTAAATGCTGGGTTAGTGGTAAAGCTGTCATCTGCAGCAGTTAAGTATCTTGCTACATCTGCTTCTGCTTTCATTACCCACTGTGCTGATTCGTGGTTACCTAATTTTGCTTTAATGCTGTGTTCTAGCATGTGAGCTTGTGTTCTGATTGGTGAGCGAGGCTCTGTATAGAATGATGCACTGATTGTTGGGCGTGCAGCCTCTACTGGAGCAACCTCTACCACTGGTACTGCTGTTGGCTCGGTGGTGTTGTCCACTTGTGCCTCACTTTCCGTAGTTGGTTGGATTGTTGCATCCGCTTCGCCTTCGCTAGCGGCAACTTTAGTTACTTGTGCTTCTGTAAATGCAGGTGACTCTACAAGGCTTACCTCTTTAAGAGTTGCTTTAGTTACATAGATATAATCTTTTTTCTGTGATGATTTAATTACATCCACGCCTACAGATAGGCCATCTATTAACTGCTCACTTGCAAGCATTAACGCATCTGATCCTTGCATGCTTGCGCTGATCTTAAAGCTAGCGTAGATACCATCTTCTTCTTCATTAAACTTTTGCATACGACCAATAGGCCTGTCATTTTGATGCTGCATAAGCATCTTAATTCTGCCTGGGTCACCTACATCTATTGAACCTTTAGCAAATACAACTTTACCGACACTGGTGTTACCAGGTACTTCAAACGGCACAATTTTGCCAGCGATAATTCTACGCTCGCCGTCTGCGCTCTCTATTTGGCTATTGAACGTAAGTAACATCGCCACTCTCATTTCCGTTAGGTGTTAGGTCTTCCATTTCCTTTGCTTGATCTAGGTCTATAAGTCCTAGCGTTAACATCTTTTCTATTGTCTCTAATCTTGCCTTATCATCTGATCGTAAAAAAGTCTCGCTGATATTAAAGCGCACAATATGCCCAGCAGCTGTTATATCGTTCATGCTTAATCTGTCTTCAATAGCACAGATATAAGGCTGTAGTGAATAGGCTACAAATTCTTTACGGCCATCAATAATGTTTTGGTAAGTCATGCTGTTGTTCATGTCTGCAGATATGTAATATGCAGGTACGTTCATGGCACGTGCAATTTGTGTGGCTAAATATTGTGATGCTTCGTTATACATCATATCTTTAGGACTAAAACCAACAGTCTCATAAGATAATGTGCTAGTTAGGTATGCAGTAGATCTTGATTGACGTGCTTGCTTCCAAGCTGCTAATAATCCCTGTACTTGTGACTCTGGCATATCTGCACCAGTGTTTTTTAAGAATCCTGTTGCCATCGGTGTCTGTGCTGCTACAGCTGCAGCCTTTTCTAAATCTAATGCACTTTGTATTGTGCGACCTGCTGTTTGTAATACACCTTGTGTTAATCCTTGGAATGTAACTAATGATCCAATACCTACCATCGGTACTTTTTGTCCGTCTATTGTGTAATATAAAACTTCTGTACCTAATTGATTTAATTGTGCAACTACTCTTGTATTAGCAACCCATTCAAATCGTGATGGTCGTAAATCATCTGCATATACTTCTGTAACGCGCCAATATGCAACTCCATAAAATATAAGACTATCGACAGTCCACGAGATAGTGACGGATCGTGGCTGCCGAATGTCTGGCTGCTCGCACCATAGTGGTGTACCTAATTGTGCGCCTGTAGATTTTTTGTAAAGCTCTAATGGTAAATATCCTATAACACCTTTGATTAAATTAGCGCATCTATTAACTGCAGGTACTTGTGTTGCAAGTGTGCGATCCATTGGGCCTGCACCAAATGTGTTGTAACCAAATCCAATGGTGTTATCGCCCATAACGGCAGGGGCGTATTGCGCTTGTAGATTTTCTTTTTTATTATTTATACCTAAAGCAGACAATAGACCCATATGTATACTTTATAGCATAAAACGTACTAATAGTGCAAATTAGACAAAGATTTGCGCAGTTTGTTGCGGGCGTGTCAGTTGGCTTACAACCATGGCTAGGGATATGGCAGCTGTAACGTCACCTGCAGATTTACGCCTAATAATGCGCCAGCCTGCATCGCTGGTCTTGGCGGCACAGTTATTTAGGTGCTGTACTAGATCTGCCTGACCACTATGCACCATTCTGCCGTTAGCCATAGCATCTGATAGATCCGAGCATGCCTGATAGAAGGCTTGACCAGATACATCTTGCATACGCCATCCGCTTTGCTCTAATCGTGTTGCTATTGATTGCGTTG